TAGGCTCGGTCATTGGGACTCCTCTCGATCTTCATGGGTTCCTTGACGACGAAACAGAACATCAATTCGGCCATCACCCGCCGCATGCCTTCGTTGAAGGCGAGCGTGCCGTGCTTGTCGGCGTTGTTGCGGTTCGGGGCCGGGTCGCAGATCTGGTGGATCTGGCTGAGCACGCGGCGGCCTTGTTCTAGGCTCGATGACCCGTTGAACACGGCGATGAAATCGCGCGCGCGGTCCTGGTAGGTGTATGGACCGTCGGGGTGCGCCAGCACGCGCGGGAGCGATTCCAACAACTCGAGCACCGCGTCCTTCTGCGCTCGGTCGGCGCCGAGACCGAGGAATCTAGCCTCGATCTTCTTGCGCTCGCGGTAGCGGCGCTGGCGCTCGGCGTTGGACAGAGGGCTGGTCCGTCGTTTATCTTTGGGCATGATCTCCAGACGTGAATTCATCGTTGGTGCCACCGCGTTTGCGGGAGCTGCCGCTTTGCCGACCGCGCCGTTCGTTGAGATGCTGCCATTCAAAGTTCAGAACTGGACCTATTATGTGCTCTGCGATGGCGCCGACTGGGAGTACGGCGAAGGCATTTACGACGAGGCGATCCAGACGCTCACCAGGACTACGGCGCGAGCGCCGCTTCCGCGCTCGCCACGTTCTTGATCGCCGTCGATATCGGAGCAGCCGCGGCCACTGCCTGACCCGCCGTGTCCGCCTGATCTCTACTAGCGCGCAGTTCCTGCACCTTGCGCTCGGTCTTCAGCCACTTCGACGGCAGCCCGCTCCAATCTGGCGCGTCGCGGGCGATGCGATCGCCGTCGAAGTTGTCCATGATCTCGGGCTGCGCTTCGGCGAGCGGCGCCAGCATTTCGAGCGAGCGCGAGAGGCCGGCGATCTCCAATTGCTTGCGTGCTTGCTGGATCGGGCTTTGAAAGCGGAAGGTCACTTTCTGCTCGAGGAGCACTTCGGGCCGCGGCGGGAAGGCGCCGGCGCGCTCCATGATCCCGAATACCCGCTCGACGATATGGCCGATGTAATCGGCTTCGAGCCGGCCGAACACGGGTCCGATGACCCGGATGAACTCTTCCTTGCGCTCAAGGATTTCGGTCGCCGTCATCTGCCGTCCTTCGATCGGCAGGTTGAAGATGTTCTTGAAGAAGGCGGCCTCGACCTGGCGCCGATAGTCGTTCTGCATTTCCCGGCCGAGCGGCAAGTTAGTGGTGACAGGGAAACTGCCGACCGGGGCCTGGGTGCCGACGTCGTGCATGTCGAGCACGGTCACGCCGCCGGGAAAGGTGCGGAGCGGCGACACCACCGAATCATTGGCGATCCAGATCGGCGGATCGACCGCGCGTTGCCCGCCGACGAGAAGCGTCTTGCCCATGGCCTGCAGGGTCTTGGCGTCGGGAAGCGCCATCATCCCGGGCGAGCGCGCATAGACCTCGCCGGGTGCCGTGTCCCAACGCGGGCACGCCGCCGGGAACTCGGGAAACCCGGTCTCGGCCAGAATCGTCTCACCCTTGACGTCGATGAGCGCGCTTGCGAACGCCATACCCTTGGCGCCGATCTTGCCCGCCATGCGGTCGTTGCGCGGCAGCACGATCTGCGCAAAAGGAAAGCGCATCGACGTTTGGCGCTTGGTATTGGCGAGCGCGTCCTTGACGATCGTGCTCGGCTCCTTGCCGACGCGCTCATAGAGCGATGCCGCCTGCCGTGCGGTCAGTGGTTCCTCGACCACAAGGGTGTCGATGATGCCGTCCTCGTTCTCGTCGATCGCCACTTGCGCGTTGTGGAAGGAGCGAAAGAGCAAGCCGTCGCGCTGGCGGTTCTGTTGGATCCAGAGCACGCCCCAGCCCCAGCAGCCGAGCGCGAGATCGACCTCGCAGGAGCGCTGGATGAAGCGCGCGTCCTTGCGATAGACCGCCTGCCACATGCGCTCGCGCACCGCTTCGAGCCAGCGCTTCACTTCATCGATCGTCTTCAGGTCTTCATCGTCGACGGTGACGTCGAACCAGTTGCTCGTCTTCGGCTTGATCAGGCCGTCCAAGGTGGAGGCGAGATCGCGGAGCGCGAGCCGGGGACTGCCGTCGTAGATGCCCTGGCCGCGCTGCTCACCGGGCAGTTTCTGCACGGTGAAATCGGCCCGGTTCGGCAGCAGGATATCGCCGAGTTCCTGCCAATACGGCATCCAAGGTTCGCGAATGGCGAAGAGCGCATTGCGGCGATCCAGGAGATCGTGCACGGGGGCCATGCGCGGACTTTCCTTCCAATGAAAAAGCCGCCCGCAGGCGGCCGCTCAACTGCGCTTCAGACGCGCTTAGCGCCCGAGGAGCGTGGTGCGCTGGACGCCGTTGCCCTGGGATCCGCCGAGTGGCGAGAGCACCAAGCCGGAAACACCACCGCTGCGACTGCGGCCGGAGATGCGCGCGCGCTCGCCAGCGGCGGTATCCGAGATCGAGAGCGGAGCCTTGGGCGGGGCGATCGGGTCCGGCATTTTCATCGGCGCAGGTGCCGCCGGCATCTTCGGCTTGGACATCATCGACGCCGCGCCGACGCCGGCGGAGGCCCCGGACATCAGCAGCATCAAGGACATCGGATCGAGACCAGGAAAAGTCATGGCAGTTACCAGTTCTGTGGGTCGAAGGCTTGAGTGGTTTCGCTTTGAAGCGGGCGTTTCTCACGCTCGGATTCCTTCAAAGCGCAGTCTTGGATTTCGGCGGCACGCTCCCGGAGATATGCGTTTAGGGATTCGCGCGTCCAGCCGTTCTTCTTCTCGTCGGCCGTCGGCTCGCGCTCAGTGCACGGCTCGATCGCCGCGCAGAGTTTTGACGGCAACGTCCGGGCCGAGAGCTTCGATGACTTGATCACAATGATGATCCGTGAGGCGATCGCCGGGGTGGCGCTTTCTATGGGCGATGCGGGTGATTTTACGCAGCCGCACTTTGTCTTCCTTGGTGAGGTCCTCGACGAACCCCGATTGCTTCACGATCACCGGCCGCTTGTAATTTCCGACCTTGGCTTCGGCGATCAGCAATCGGACATCGGGACCATGGACATGATCGGGGACAGGGGGCACCCTCTCCTCGCCCGGCCGCTTGATCGTGAATTCCCATGGCCCGATCTCGACCAAGTGCTGACGCTCGGTGTTAAGGCGCACCTTCTCTAGCTGCACGGTCTTGAAGTCGCGAACCTGGTCCTCGGTTTCCTCGCCGGTGAGCCAGATCGCGAACTCGACATGGTCGCCTGGTTTCATCGCAGCGCGCCGTCGCGATTGTGACTATGCAACGTGGCGCCAAGTCCTCGTAACGATGTCTGTAATAGTGCCAGCCGTAACGCCATACTCAAGCCCCAATGCCTTCGCGTTTCCGCCCTGCCAGGCCGATAGCGCTTTCTGATTTCACTCACTTGTTTTGCGATTAACCGCGCGCTTCCGTGTCGTTCACCGGCGGCCGGTCTCTTCCGGCCCTTCGCGGTCATGTCGCGGACATTGTCTTTCTGCGTGCCTAGAAACAGATGGTCTGGCCGAACGCAGGCTTGATTGTCGCAACGATGAAGGACCTTCGTCCCTTTCGGGATCGATCCATTCGTCAGCTCCCACGATACGTGATGGCAGAAAGCCATTCTTCGCGTGCCATCTGTGCGGCTGCCGACAGAAAAGCACCCGTAGCTCTTCCCGCTGCGCGATCTGAAGAACCCCGCCGTCCACACCCAACACGAAGTCCGATCCTTGACGATCGAGACCTTCGACCAGAATCGCTCAGCAAGCGAAGAGCGGGATCTTGGAGAGGTCGGGATAGTCATCGTTGGGCAAGTCCAGATTCGTCCTCGGAAGCAATGATAGCCGAACTAGGCCCTGCGCCGCAATTTCCGGTGACATATATGCGTGCCATCCGGCCATGTCGAACGTGTCGTCTTTCGGGTGCACGCCCTCGGTGCGGCCGTCGAACCGCGCCCTGCGGAACCACTTATCGGCCTTGGCATTGTCATGCAGAATGCAGCCGCCCTGCTGAATGCCGAGCACCTTCGACCAGTGGTGCGAGGTGCACATGAAGGTGCCGGAATCGTACATGGTAGCGGTGAAGCGGCGCGCCGCGTCCCACACCGGCAACGGCGCGAGCTGATAGACGCCGCTCCAAGCCTCGTCGCGGAATTTCACCTTGGTGCCAGCGTGCAGAATCTGCATCGGCACGCTCACGTAGGTGCGCTTTGGAATCTCGATCGCCGCCGGCAGCCGGCCGCTCGCCTTGTGCCACATCAAACAGAGAAAAAGTGCGTTGGTACAAGAGTTTACGGCGACCGCGTAGGGGGCGCCGGTATAGGCGGCGACGGCAGACTCGAAGTCGCGGACGACCTGGTAAGGGTTCATGCCGCCAAGGCCTCGCGCAGGTCGTCGACGCTCAATCGCCGCGCCTTATCGCTAGTGTTTCCGTCCGCCATGCCCTCATGCAATTTCTCGTAGGTGGGCAGCCCGCGCACGTCCATTTCGACACCCATGGCAAGGGCAAGATCGCCCAGGCGATAGGCCGGCAAGGTCGGAATCACGAACTCGCCGCCCTTCATGGTCTTGATCGTGTCGATGACGAGATCGATCGCCTCGTCCATCGTCATGAAGAAGCGCGTGCAATCTGGATCGCTGATCGGCACATGCGGCGCGCCGGCGGCGAGGAGCGCGCGCCAGGTCGGCACCACCGAGCCAGCCGAGTTCCAGACGTTGCCGTAACGTGTAACGGCGAAGCGTGGACCGCTCTCGCCTGTCGTGTTGTTGGCGTTCAAGAACAGCATCTCTGCCAAGGCTTTCGACTGCCCGTAGGGGCTGATCGGCTGCCAGGCCTTATCGGTCGAGAGCGCCACCACCTTGCGCACGCCGGCGTCCTGGGCGGCCTCGATCACGTTCATGGCGCCGATGATGTTGGTCTTCACCATCTCCGCAGGATTGTAGTGGCCGACCTCGATCCGCTTCAGCGCGGCCGCGTGCACTACGACGTCGACACCTTCGAAGGCGCGGCGGAGGCGATCGCGATCGCGCACATCGCCGATGAAAAAGCGAATGGTATCGGCCGAACTTCTGTACCTTTCGTACAATTCGGCGGCCATGGCCGCCTGCGCGTGCTCGCCGCGCGAGAACACGATAACGCGCTCGGCTTCCCAGATTAACAGAAGCCGGCGCACGAAGGCGCGCCCAAACGAACCGGTCCCGCCGGTGATCAGGATGGAGCGCATAGCAATCGTTTGGCCTTGGAAAGCGAGATCAGCCTGCCGTAGAGCGGGGACGACAGGCGCCGGGCGACCTCGAATTTGTGGTACTCGAAGAGGCTGCGAAAGCCGCGTACCGGCTGGTTTATGCCGGGCTGGCGGGCCCACCAATCGAGCTCGGCGCGGTGCGCCGGGACCTCCTCGGCGAGCCGGAATTCCGGGTCCTCGAGATAGCGCCGCCACCACGCCTCGACCCGGTCGCCCTGGCGGTCCATGTGCACGGCCTCGTGCAGCATGATGGCATCTGGAATGGGCACGCCGGCCGGGTTGTAGATCGTCCCGCCGAAGGTAAAAAAAACGGCCCGATCGCGAACGAGCGGAAAGGCTGTCACGACCGCGTCGAAGTTCGGCGGCAGCGCGTGAACGATTTTCAAAGCATCGACCTATTTAACGCCGGGTATCCTGCGCGACGGCGGCCACGGTGGGCTTTCCCCGGCGGCCCCTCTTTTCATGGCCGCCACAAGTGCCTCGCCGCAGCGGACGGCCTTCTCTTCGAGGTGCATTCCATTACACGACAAGTTCGAAACTCATGGGCGTGCCGCGCGCGATCGCGACCTTGGCGGTGCGGCAGAGCAACTCGGGCAAATGCTTGGGCGCGAGACCATGGCCAGGCCTGATCGATCGCACGTCCTCCTCGGATATCCGTGCGCCCTGAGCGATATTCCGCACGGCGTAGAGCGAGCGTCGGAGCGCCCGATAGGGCTCGACGGGGCGGGCGATTTGCATGGCCTCATAAGCCTCGCGCACACCCTCTGCCATCAGACGGAATTCCCCGGGTTCGAGCGAGAAAGAGGCGTCCGGCCCGCCGTCGGCGCGGTTGAGCGTCAGATGCTTCTCGATCATGGTGGCGCCCAGCGCCGCGGCCGCGATCGGCACCGCGATTCCCAGCGTATGATCGGAGAGCCCGACCGGCAGGCGGAAGCGCTCACGCAGCGCCGCCATGCGCTTCAGATTCGCCTCGGCAGCCTTCGCGGGATAGGCGGAGACGCAGTGCAATAACGTAACGTGCTTGGAGCGAGACGCCGCATTGATGGCGTCGGCGATCTCCGAATCCGAGGCCATGCCGGTCGAAAGAATCAGGGGCTTTCGTGTCGCGGCAGCGCGCTTTATCAGCGCCAGGTCGGTGAGCTCGAAGGAGGCGATCTTGAAAGCCGGCGCGCCGAGGCGCTCCAACAGGGCAACGGCCTCCTCATCGAACGGGCTGGAGAAGCATTCGATGCCGACGGACTGCGCGTACTCGAACAGCTTCGGATGCCAGTCCCAGGGCGTGGCGGCGTCCTTGTAGAGGTCGAAAAGCTTGCGGCCATGCCATGGACCGCCGTCGATGACGAAGCCGGGCCCATCAAGGTCAAGCGTGAGGCGCTCGGGCCGGTAGGTCTGGAATTTGACGGCGTCGGCGCCGGCGCTCTTCGCCGCCGAGATCAGCTTGAGCGCGTTCTTGAGGTCGCCGCGATGGTTGCCGCTAATCTCCGCAATTATGCGCGGGTACGTCACGAAGCCGCGCCTTTCTTTCTCGCTCCCAGCGAGCGTGGCACAGACGACAGATGCGCTTGTTGTGCCACCTGTAGGTATTGGCCTTGTTGAACGGATGTCCGTGCATGCAATGCGTCTTGTTTCTCCACCAGCCCTTGGAGGCGACCTTCGCGCGCCCCTTGGCCTTCGTGTCGCGATTGCTGTCTCCTCGCGTACCCAAGAAAAGATGGCTTGGCCTCACGCAGCCCGGGTTGTCGCATCTGTGGAGGACGCAAGTGCCTCGGTGCCGGTCGACATCTTTGGGTAAATTGCCGAAATGAATTTTCCACGAGACCCGATGTGCGGTTGTCCGTGGCTCGCCCCTGCCGAGCTGCACAATTCCGTACCCGTAAGGATCCTTCCTCCCAAGCCACGGCCAGCAACCTTTGCAAAGCCGAACGCGAGCCCAAAAGAACTCTTCCAGTGATTTCCGTCTCATCGCCATACGGCGACGATAGCCTGATTCTCATTGTCCGGACAACTCGTAGGTCACTTGCACCAGCTTAAAGCCGCGGTCGCTGAAGAAGCGATGCGAGCGGCCATTGCCGGGCGCGACATTGGCGAGGAGCCGCCCGGGATGCAGCGCGTTCAACCTCCGGAGCGCAGCCTTGCCGTAGCCCATGGCCTGATAGCGCTTGAAGATGAACAGGCCGACTTCCCGCGCCTTGGTGAGGTAGATCGCGCCCACGATCTTCGGCGCTGCGTTCATGTTGGTGTTATCGACGATCAGATACCAGGCCTGATAGGGCTTGCTCGCGACGAAGGCGCAGTGCTCGTCGAAGCTCGGCATAGCCTTGTGCGAGATGTTCTGCTCGGGATTGCGCTCTGCCAATAATTCGTAGAGTACGCGCGCGGCTTCGGGCGATGCGTAGACGTCGATGAGTTTCATGACCACACTAACTCTTCAGCCAGAATAGTGATTTGCGAATCGTGCATGCGCCCGAGCATTTGCTGCAATTCGAACGGGACATGAAAAATAGCGATCGGCTTCGCGTTTTCGCCGATATCCTTGTGCCCGCAATCAATGTCCCGCTGGGCGGCCGCGAGCGCATCGGTTTCGCTTTCGAAACGTCCCTCGATCGGATGCAGCAACGTCCACTCCACGCCATCAGGAAAGAAAGAACCGCCGCGCTTAACACTCTCGACGAGCGCGCCCCAATATCCTTTCGCCAGTTCGTCGTTGAAACTCATCTCATTCGTACTTGGCCTTGAGGCGCGCATACTGAGCGCGTTCCTCAATTTCGCGCTTTCGTTCTCCCGCCTCAAAAATCCTGGCGCTCTCGGCCAAGTAAAGACGTTGATGTTCTGCCTTCGCTTCGTCGAGCCACGGAATGCCGCCCGTGTAATTGTCTAGGCCGTCGATGAAGATATCGAAGTCCGCTTCCTTGATCGAAACGATGCGCAGGGATCGGCAGTCGTCATAATTATCGAAGAGTTCAAAGCCTATGCCATATCGCTCGCACAAGGCCCGCAACTCGTGCCTAAAGCGGTCGAGCTCAGCGCATTTGACGCGAGTTGAACCATAGCCAAAGGAGTATCCGGCATTAGGTAGCAAATGCACCTAGTGCCGGGAAAGAAATCCGGTGGAAAAGCTTGTCGGCTTAAGTGTTCTCGTCGCTTTGATCTGGCTCATCGACACTCTCACCGGGCCGTCTACTGCCTTGGCTGCTATATTCGAGCCTGAACGACTCGATCTCGCTGTCCCACAGCATCAAAAAATGGTGCGAGAGCCATGCGTCTGCGGGATCTTGGTATTCGATGAGGAAGTTGAGCGCGAGCGAGTAGGTGATAGGGCCTACACGACCAGAAGTGACTTCGACGGTCCGGGGCTCACTTTTCGAGAGTGGCTTACCGGGCGGCACGATGTCGTACCAACGATCACCGGGCATCTCAATCGGTGGCGCGGGTCGTCCGTTTCGCCAGCGCACATCGTCAAAGGGCAGAAGCTCGATACTGAGGCGACGTACTATCGCTGGCGTTTTACCGTAATTGGCGAACGTGTAACGGAGAAAGGGGGCCTGATTTGGGGCTATCTTCCCTCTCAGCCCTCCAGTCGATTCAAAGACAATAAAAAGGTAGGGCCGCTCAAGTCGGCTGAAGGATTGTTCCGCCAAGTCGGCCTGTCGCTTAGCTTCCTTGGTCGCCTCGATAGCAGCGGAAGTGGCCTTCTCACCCTCGGCGACCATATCCCTCGCCGCGTCGGCGGCGCGGCGGGTGTGAACCAACGTATGATAGATAAGAAGGACGCCAGCGGCGGTAAGCACGACGCTGGCAACCGCCGCAATGAACAACCACTTAGCCCAATGGGCCATCTCCTCTTGGGCGCGAAGATCGCTCTTAGCGCGATCTTCTTCGTCGGGGGATTTTGGCTTGTCTATATTAGCTTCAAGCACGCGGGTGACGCGCTCGATCTCGTTCTTGATGGCTTCAAGTATCAGTGGGGTGTTGTCGGCTTTTGGTTGTTCTTGAGCTTGGCCGGTGCGGGCTTGGCCTCCGGAGTCGTCACCTATTGGTTGAGCATATACGGCCCCAGCTAAGGCGAGTCCGACAGCCGCAACGATTGGCAACCAATAGCTACGAGACATTGGATAAAAAACACTGCGGTGAATCCGCCTCGGCTGATCTTATTCGCGATGTTTCGTTCCGTCTCAGGGATTCCGATCGCCGTCAGTTTCTCAGCCAGCTCCCGATAGCTCATGTTTCGGCGCTTCAGTTCAGCTTTCAGGAGACCTTTGGTCCGCTCCTGCCATTGGGGGTCAGTAGGCATCTGGATACCCTACATCTAGTGTTGAATATCACCATATCCGATGTAATTACCATTGACAATGGGGTGCCGTGTCACTATATTCGATGTATTAACATCGGATATGGTGACAAATGGCACAGCATTTCCTTCTCTCCGCCAAGGCCCGGACCCTCTCTCTCCGCGAGATTTACGCGGCGGGTGAGGACAAGGCTTACGAGACATTTTGCAAGCTGCGCTGGCAGGAAACGGACGGCGACCCGGTCTGCCCGCATTGCGGCGACCTAGACCATTACAAGATCACCACGCGCCGCCGCTTCAAGTGCGCCGGGTGCGGCAAGCAGTATTCGGTAACGAGCGGAACCATCTTCGCCTCGCGCAAGATGAGCTTCACCGATTTGCTCGCGGCGATTTGCATCATCGCGAACGCGGCCAAGGGCGTTTCTGCGTTGCAGCTTTCGCGTGACCTACAATGCCAGCACAAGACGGCTTTCGTTCTCGCACACAAGCTCCGCGAAGCGATGGCAGCGGAAACAAAGGGCACGACGCTCACGGGCGACGTTGAAATCGATGGCGCATTTTTCGGAGGTACGATCCGGCCCGCGAACCTGAAGGCTGATCGGATTGATCGTCGCCTCGCTCGCTATCAGACCGGCAAGCGCCGTGTCGTGATTGCGCTCCGCCAGCGCAAGGGCCGCACGCTCTCGTTTGTTTCGACGGACGAAGGCGACGGCGTTGAAATCGCAAAGCAGGTTGTCGCCCGCGATGCTGTCATTCACGCAGACGAAGCCTCACACTGGGATGGATTGCACAATGGCTGGAAAACGCAGCGGATCAATCACAGCGAGGCGTACAGCCTTGATGGCACTTGCACGAACCAGGCTGAAAGCTATTTCGCGCGGCTTCGTCGCATGGTGCGCGGCCAGCATCACCACGTTTCGCCGCGCTATCTTCATCAGTACGCCGCGCATGCGGCTTGGATCGAAGATCACCGCCGTCTCGATAACGGCGCGCTCGCAAACCGTGCCCTTGGCCTCGCGCTCGGGCACAAGCCGAGCCGGAATTGGTCGGGCTACTGGCAACGGAGCGCCTGACCATGGCCGACTCTCATCTTGTCAGTACGCTTAGGAACAAACGCGATGATATCGAGCGGATCATTGCCGCCTATCAGAAGAAAATCGAGCGCGCTCGCCGTGACCTAGCGAACGTCAACGCCACGCTGCGGTTATTCGAGGCACCGGAAGGGCGCACCCAGTTCCCGGTTTACATGGACACGCTGCGGCTTTTCCGACGTGGCGAGATAGTCATCATCTGCAAAGCCGCGCTCGCTAAGGAAGGCCCGCTGGATACGCGAGAATTGGCCTTGCGCGTCATCAAGGCTAAGCGGCTAGATACGAAAGACACCGTGCTCCGCACGTCCATCGCTTTCCGAATTGTTCAAGCCATGAGGCTGCAAGCCCACCGGGGGAAGGTCGAAGCCTTAGACAAACGGAAAGGCGTCAGAATGTGGCGCTGTCGATAATTTGCCTTCTAGTAGGGCGTGCAGTACAATGCAACCTACACGTTAAACGAGTCTTGCGAGGACTCCCTAAAAGTTGTAACCGGAACAAAGAAAAGGGCGGCCGGATTGGCCGCCCAGAGGAGTGATTGGCGGAGCGCGCACGGCAGGATTCGAACCTGCAACCAGGGCTTACGAGGCACCCGCTCTATCCAGTTGAGCCACGTGCGCACCCCGCCCCTTTCGTGAGCCGGTTTATCCGGTCCCACGGTGATCGACCCGCCAAACGGCGGGTCGAATCACATCGGGGACGATACGCCCATATTTCAATTCTGATAGCAGCTTTCGGGGGTTATCCCCCTACTCACGATTCAATAGTGGCAATTGGTGCATTTGCTACCTAATGCCGGGAGTATCCGACGTGATCAGTCATCGCTTTTCCAACACCCACCAGGTGAGATCGTCCAAGCCCGTCATCCGCTGCCACGCGAAGCCGGCAGCGATCGGCTTCAGGTCGGGGAAATTGTCGAGCCAGAAGGAACCGAAGTCCCGCGTCCACAGCCGGTCGTTCTCGCCGCGATAGGGCACCATACGCGGCTCAGCGGAGAAGTATTCGATACAAACGATGTAACGTGACGAGTGACGGTGGATGTTGCGGCAGAATTCGAGCAGATGATCGGGATGGATATGGATCAACACGCCGCTCGTGAAGATCAGATCGAAGGTGCCAGTCATGTCGCGAATGTCTTGATAGGCGAACTCGACCAGCCCATCAGCGAAAAGACGGCTTAGTGCCGTTTGGTTCGGCTCGACCGCGAAGAAGCGCGCGTCGTCCCCCAACCAAGGATTGATATAGAAACTCGGGACTTGCTGCATGGCGCGCAGATTGATGCCGACATTGGCACCGACCTCGGCGATCGAGCGAAGCGGGTGTTTCGTGTGGACAAGGATATCTGCCCATAGATGAATCCGCGCCTTCAGCGCTTCCAGCGTGATCGCGTTGCGCTCGGTGTAGCGATCGCCGCCGGCGCCCTTCCAGAATGCGACCTGGTCGTTTCCCAAAATCACCTCGTTTTATGCAGAAGCTATATCTTCGTGTCTTTCCAAGCGCTTAATGGCAGCAGCCATCGCGAAGTGCCGCCCCTCGTCCCGGCCATTCCCGCGCTCGCGCGCCATGGCGCCGCGTCGGCGGTGCCATTCGGCCACGGCTTTGAGGACCTTGGGATGGGCGTCGGCAGATATCGGCGGCAGCGGGACACGCTTCACGTGCCGGCGTTCGGACAGATGACCACGACATCGTTCGTGGTCGGTGATCTCGCGACTACGCGACCCGCCTCGATCGACAGCTTCCAGCCCTCGCCGTCCGGCAATTCGGCCACGAACCTCATGCCTTCACGGCGCTGAATGCCGGCTGGAACATGGATAGTCCTCACGCCGCTCGCCTCCGGTCATTGATGTTCACAAGTTCGGGCCGCTCGGCCAAGATGGCAAGCACGTCGTCCATGCCGCCTGGCTCACGCACGGCATGCAGCGCCCGCAGGAATTCAAGGTCCTCGGGGTAATCGAGCGTCCAGCGCAACCGCGCGAGATCGAACCGGCCGGAGGCGAGATTGACGCGCCGAGCATTGCGCACCATCCAAGGAGTCACGTGCTCGCGATCGTAGGGATCGGTCGCCTGCGTATGCGCTTTTTCGAGCGCGTCCATCGTGAACACTTCGCAGTCGAGGCCGCGCGGAAAGGAACGAGGCCACACATTGCTCGCGTAGTCGGCCTTCTCGCGACGGCGAAGGTCGATGATGCGTTCGCAGATTTCCGGGTCGATCAGCGGGCAATCGGCGGTGATGCGCACGATCACGCTGGCGCTGGCGCCGACGGCGGCTCGATAGTAGCGCGTGAGCACGTCGTCTTCCGGCGTCCAGCCGATCCACACCACGAACCCGTGGCACCGGGCGATCGGTGCCATGGTGAAGGCGTCCTGGCCCACTCCGGGCACGGCGAGGATGTATTCCCCGGCCGATATCTTCCTTGAGCGCTCAAGCACGCGGTCGAGCACGGTAGTGCCGGCGAGATCGGCCATGACCTTTCCGGGCAGGCGGGTCGATCCCAGCCTTGCCTGGACGATCACGGCGGTGGTCACTGTTGCCGCATACCAAACGTATGGCGCTCGTAAGATTCAAGGCGCTCTGCAATAGCGGTCTTTTCATCCGGCGTAAGATTCGGGTCGTTCATGGCATCGGCTGCTACTTTGCGTGCTCTGGCGACAAGTGCAGCCCTGATCCGCGCATCTTGTTCTGGTGTCATGCTGCGTCGATGCGGTTCATCTTGGAGTAGGCGGCTCAGGCAGCGGCCTCCAATGCGTCGGCGTTTTGTCGTTCAACATACTAAGGCTGCCGTACACAAACCAATACTCTCGATAATAGGTGCGCACGCCGTGCGATAGGGATTCCGATTTCTCGTAGCGCCCAATCTGAACCGGCTGTTTGTATTCGTGGAAATATAGAAGGACAGTTGTACCGTCCTTTGGTGCCGTATCGATTGATCGCCAAACATGCGAAAAATGCGCGCCGGGCACGAAACCATAACAGGATTATCTTCCTTGCCCATGTCGTGATCCTCAGTGGAGCTCGGCCGTAAATACAACCAGCCACATCTGGCTATCGGCCCTATAATTTGTTTCGCACCGGAGCCGTCTCATTTCGGTGTAGCCGTCGGCCTCCATCCGCTGCTGAAACGAGCGCATCGAGGCGGGGACGATCTCATTCATGGCCTCAAGATCGAGCTTATCGACCCATTGGACAACGTAGTATGTGATCCCCTCACGCTGCGTCGGCAAGAACTTGGAAAATGCAAAGACCGCTACGGACAGCGCCGCAGCGCCGGTGAATAGTCCGCGTCGTGTGATCATGCCGCCACTCTCATGTTGAAGCCCTTGTCCGCGAGATAGCGTGCAGCGCCCTTGGGCGTCGCGTCCGTGAACTGGAACATGGCCCCAGCCGCGACCGCATGGGCGCCGGCGCGCAAGGCTTCCGCCATGTGCTCGTAGCTGCCACAGCCGCCGGAGGCGACGACGGGGATGCTCACGCTTGCGGCGACCGATTCGATCAAGTCAAGGTCGTACCCGTTCATGGTGCCGTCTCTCGACACCGCTGTAAGCAATAGTTCGCCAGCGCCAAGAGACTGCCCGCGGCGTGCGTGATCCAGCGGGCCAATGCCTGCAAGGAGACGGCCACAGTGAGAGACGACTTCGCCATCAAGAACATCGACAGCGAGTACCACGGCCTGGGAACCGAAACGGTGCGCGGATTCATGGATCACCTCCGGCCGCTCCAATGCGGCGGTGCAGAGAACCACCTTGTCCGCGCCGTTGGCAAGCAGCGCCCGCACGTCCTCGACATTGCGCACGCCGCCGCCGACCGTGAGCGGCATGAAGCATTCGCCAGCGATATCGCGCACAAGCCCTAGATCAGGCCCCCTGCCCTCCACAGTGGCCGTCACATCGAGCAGGATCAGTTCGTCGACGCCGCGCGCCTCATAGACCCGCGCCGCCTGGCGGACGTGGCCGATGACCCGGCCGTGATCGAAGCGCCTGCCCTTGACGAGCGTCCCGCGCCGGCTAAGCAGCGTCGGGATGATGCGCGTGGCGATCGTCATCCGAAATCCGCACCGGTGTGCCGTCCTGGTCCTTGCGTGGCGCGCCGGGCCCGAAGCAGGCGAAAATGTCCGGGTTGGTCCAGTGGTTGCAGGCCTGCACGAACTCGTCGACCGTCAGCCCGAAATACGCCAGCACGTCCGCGATCGGCATGCCCAGCGAGGTAGCGGGGAAGCGCTCGGCGGCCGCCACCATGGGCGCCGCTTCCGCGCGCGTGAGCCGGCCCCTACGAATGTGATTGCAGGCGATATCGGTCGCGCGGCTGTAGCCGTATTTCAGGAAGCGCAGCCAGTCCCGGAGCACGGTGACGTGATTGTCGAGGTTCTCGTAGTTCGCAAGGCTCGTCTCGACCGGGTGCGGCAGGAACTCGAAGCCATGCTGTTGTGCGATGAAGCCGTTCTTCCAGCCGTCCCAGTCGAGATAATCGCCGAGCCAGATGCCTTTCACGCCGGCGCGCTCAAGCGCGTCATCAGGCGGGAAGCGGAACGGCTCAAGGTCGGCAGCCGTCAGGCCATCCTCGCCGATCAGATCGTCGTGGCGCATGCCCAGCATGCCGCCGAATTCAGCCACCCAGCGCGCGTTCAATTCCGTCGCCGGCTGCACGCCATCGGGACAGGCGTATTCACGCTGCGGCTGCTCGCCCCAGACGATGAGCGGGATGCCCATGGCGGCGGCGATGCGCGTGGGAATCGCCCAGATCGCGCAGTGCTCCGGCCAGCTCATGTCGCCGACGCGGTGCAGGCCGATGCGCACCAGTTTCTTGCGGACTTCGACGTTCGGGGTCCATTCGATGACGTCGCAGAAGCGCTTCAAATTGTCGAGGTTACGCCGGCCGATGTCCGAAAGCATGTCCGCGCCGGCGTTCACGGCGAGCACGCGGGCGCCCAGCTCCTTCAGCTTCAGCACCTGGAACGTGCTGTCCTTGCCGCCGCTCACGGGCACGACGACGTCGTAGGGCGCGCCGGCGCCGCGAGATCGTTGCCCAGCCGCACCTATCATTGCCTCGAGCAGATCGTTCGCCGCACCCCAATTGAACGTCGCGCGATGATCGAAGCTGCGGCAGCCGGAGCACACTCCACCGACGAAATGCGTGTCGGGCCGGGTGTCGGGGTAGAGGCAGCGGGCGCAGATTTTCAATCGATCACCACCACGGCCGTGCCGAAGATGGCAAGGTCGTCGCGTACCTTGAGAATCTTGCGCGCGACGCCGCGGTCATTCATCACCTTCTCGACCTGACGGAGATAGCGCCGGATCTCCGGCGTCGGCCGCCCGATGAAGGTGAGCAGAATCCTGGGTTCGCTCATGCCGGCGGGCTCAGTTCCTTGTCGCTCGCCAAGGAATGCATCTTGTTAACTACCGCAGTCTGCAGCAACGTCACAGCCGCGGTCAGGAGATTGCCAAGCCCCTCCGGCGCGAAACATTCGAAGGCACGGTAGATGTTCCCGCCGCGGCCGACCCAGGCGATCCCGATGGCGCGCACTTCGCCGGCTTCCGCTTCCGCGAGCAGCCCGCGCAATAGCGCGACCACGTCCTCGATCGGTTGCGCGTGAGCATCGCGGTCGGGTGCTTTGAGCCCGGGCAAGAGATGAATATCGGCGCTCATTCAACGCGCTCGTGGGTTTTCTCGAAGAGTTTCGGCTCACAAGGATAGATTTCGCCCGTCGCGTCCCTGACGATGTAGTCGCCGGGCTTGGCCAGCACCATGCCCTCGGAGGTCTGGATCAGCAGATCATCATCGTCTTCGTAGGCGAGAATCTTGCGCATGCGCGGGTCGGTGCGCGCGACGATGAAGCCGTCGGCCATCTCATGCTTGAGCTCGGCCTTGGCCCAATGGGGCCAGTCCGCGAACATGCGATGATAGCGGAAGGCCTCGACGATCACCGCCTTCCTGCGGTAGCGCGCCATCAGTAGCGAACGCTGCCCATCGGTTTCGGCTTTGGTCTCGGCTTGCCCTTCGGTTTCTTCGCCATGATCGTGCTCCTCAGCATGTCCCATTTTCACGCATCAAATGATGCAGAAAAATGGGACGTTAGAATCGATGCGGGCTGTAGCCGCCGACGCCCTGGACGGTGACGGCGCCGCGCTGCTCCCTCTTAGTCATGCGCGGGAACAATTCCGTTAACGCCCACACCAAAGCGTCGACCCGATCCGCCGTGGTATTGCCCTCAATTCCATAGGGCGTGAACATCATCATCTGGTCTTCGAGATCGTCGAAAGCGCCGACGTGGCTGACCCGGCCCTGCTCATAGAGGGCGGCGATCGGCTCGGCGCGCACGACCTTGCCGCGGCTCGCGTGCACCTCGATCACCTTCACGCTCGGCCGCACGCTCCGGATCGTGCTCTTGACCATGGCGCCGCCCTGATTGGTCTCGGCCACGATCGCGTCACCATCGTGCGCATCGAGGCCGGAGACCGCGCGACGCGCCCAGCCGTTGGGTCCGAGCCGGCAGGTCAAGTCGTCGAGCACATAGCCGCGCCCGTCGACGCCGAGCGCCACTACAATGATCCCGGTCTCGGCGAGGCCTTCGCTCTCTGATTCGGGGGCTGACACGGCCGGATCGACGCCGACAACAACCCTTTGTAAATCAGGTACTTGGTCTGGTGTCTTGCGGCCGCGCTCAAGGATATCCCGGGTCCACAAGGCGCCCGGAATATCATCCAGGATCTCGGCGTAGATCTCCTGTCGGCCGAGCCGTGTGCCCTCGTAGCGCTGGATCGTTTCCTTGAACCAGATGGGGTCGAGGTTCGCGCGATTCTCATGGCTCGAGCCGGTCACCAGGCGCGTGGTGGAAAGGCTCGCGAGCTGGCGCAGCATTTTCAGCGGCCGCGGCGTAGTGGTGATCAGGCGCCGCGGGCGGTCGTTCGATGATTCCCGCATGCCGAATTCGAGATTGTCCCAGCATTCGAGCGGGTGCTTGAACTTCGCGAATTCGTCGAGCCAGGCCGTGTCGCCGGAAAACCCGCGCAATTGGTCGGGTTCCTGATCGGAATAGATCGTCGCCCATGACCCGTTCGGCCAGGTTAGGCGCCGCTTCGAAGGCTCGTAATTCGGTCGCTCTGCTCTCGTGATGTTCTTGAGGAACCCGCCCGGACCCTCGATCATGTAGTCGCGGGCGTCCGCCGGCGTCCGCGCGATCAGCGCGACCCAGCGGCCCGCGTAATCGAGCGCGCGCTCATGTACCCAGCCCGAGCCCGATCGGGTGTTGTGAGTCGGGATCATCGCTCGCCCGGCCAAGTAGAGCCGTGACGGACTGTCGACCGTGATGCAGCGCACCGGCACGGAGGCGACCGGCTCGACTGCGACGATATAGCGGCGGCGCGCGCGCTCGGCTTGCTTCCCTGCCTTCCGCTGCAGGGATAGCTTTCGCGGCAGGCGGAACAGCGGCACGTGCGCGGTAAAGCAAACCCGGAACTTGGGGCCGCAGTCTCGCCCGTCAAGTGTCGCGCGACCTTCGTAAATCACGGCCTTGAAGCCGAGCGTCAAACACAGCTCGCGGGCTTCCTCGGCCAGACGCTTGTTGATCGAACAGAACTCTGCCGATCCCGTGCGCGGGTCGTAGTAGCCGTCGGTGTCGAACAGTCCGTGCAGCAGTGCCTGCCGTTGCTCGATGGAGGCGCGCAAATACGGTGCCGGAATATGCTTGTTCCGGAGAACACCGAGATTTCTCAGCTTGGTGATCAGCGCATCGCCGGTCGCGATCATCCGCCCAGTGGTCCCGCAACGCACGGAGCCTTCCGCTGCAGCGATCGAATAAGTTTCAGCCCGCCCAGCTCGCCCATTCAATCGGGGCGTCAACCGGAATCCTGCTGCTTCGAACGCGGCAACAATTTCAGCATCCGCCGTGGTGATCTCACCGCCGTGCGAGGAGCCGTCTCCAAGCCAGCAACCAAGTAAATACGGGTCTATCGGAAGCGCACGCTCCTTGCAGAAGAGCGGCGCCGCGCATGGGATCGCATGGTTGACCTCGCGGCCGTCATAGAGCGAGGCCGCGATCTCTTCCGTGGTCAGCGTGCGCGGGCCATGACGCTGCCGATATTGAGGGCGATCTGGGCGGGCACCAGGCACTCGCCGCCTAAGTGCTTTTCTTGTCCTTCGATCCAGCGTCGTCCACAGATGTTCCGCGTCGGCCACGATCTCGGCGCCGTCGGAGAAGCAGACGCGGTAGCATGTCTTGCCGATTTGTACCGGATGCACCGCCATAACCCGGCAAGATCGACCGGTTTCATCGAATAGCTCGCCGCCGGCCTGGATCGCACCCATCGTCGTCCAGCCCGTCGGCGTCGGAAGTGGCGTGCTGATGTCCAAGGCCTTACCGAATCCGCGTCCTGCCTGAAGAAGCCATAAGCCCCAGTCGCCGGCCGGTGCAATCTGCTTCGGCCGCGCCCAGAACCGCCAATCGTAGAGCAATTCCTCGAGCTGGGCCTCGGTGAGCCCGTCAAGAACCTTTCTGCGGTCCGTCGCGCTCAGCAATGAGAGCGAGGCGGCGCTCGACAAGCTCGCGGGCGCTGACGCCGCCGGCCCCGGCCCCGTCGCTGCGTTGACCATTCTTGTGATACTCTTCGAAGAGACCCAGGTGCTTGCCGAGATCGACGAGCGGCCCGCGTTTGTCGGCGAGCTCGAAGCGGACCTCCGTGACTTCAGGCGTGACTTTCTCGCCGTCCTCGCCCTCAATGCCGGGGATCGTCTTGACCGTGAGCTTGGTCACCGCCGCCATCTGATCGCGCGAGACCTTGGAGAAGTCGGTGTACGGTCGCCCGCCGCTGAGCGTCACGTAATCGCCCATGTTCGCGAACGCGAGCTTGGCGAGTTCGTCCACGACCTTGCCGGCGGCGACCTCGTTCTTCGCCCTGAGCCTCGCCTGCTTCTCCGCGATCGCGGCCTTGATGTCGTCGCGCTGCAGGAGCTCATGCGCCGTCTGCCGCGCGCGCCGCTTCGAGAACCCCGCCCGCTCCGCCGCAGCCGCGCCATTGCAGTCGATCAGGTACTCGTCGATGAAGCGCTTATGCCCGGCGTTACTTAGCGTGTCATAGGCGCCAGACTGGTCACGCTTTGTCACGGGGCTCGCTCACGCACACGATGCGGCCGAGAACAGGAACAAACCGGTGCCGACGAAGAAAAGCAGGCCTGATGCCGCCATTTCGACGATGCCCGCGGACTTTCGATAGCAGTGCACCGCCGACGCCATGACCAGGATGCCGAGCACGGTGAACAAGGTCTTACCTCTCGTCTCGTCCGAACTTCGGCGCGATCCAAATGCCACCGGCGATGATCAGCGCGCTCAATGCCACCAGCACGGCGAAGTCGAAGGCCGCCAGCCATGTATAGCGCTGCACCAAGGCAAACGGATCGAAGGCGGCATCGCGGTAGAGGTGATACGGCATGTAGAGCCACAATGCGATGACGAGGAAAGCGGCGAGGACGGGCATCTGGATCATCCGGTGATTTTCTTGATCGGATCGTTGCCGTAGTGCACCACCCGGCCGATCAGGAATCGAAATCCGACGATCGAGAGCAACAGCCAAAGCATGAGCGCTAGGTACGCTGCCGGTGCATCATGCAACGCCGACCAGTACGTCTCGGCAGAGGTGACCGACACTAGGGCATAGATCGCGGTCAGGCCGTTCTTCAGCCATTCCTTTGCGGCCGGAGACTGCAGAAGTCGGTTCATCATGCGTATCAAGTGCGTTTTGCTGGCAGGATGAGCGGGCGATCATAGGGCTGGGCAACGATCACCGCCGGCCCGCGCACTAGGATGAATTCATGGCTCACGCGATAGCCGCGGCGGATCGGCCCCGATAGCGTCGGGCTTTTCTCGTCGCCCCTGGTCAACGTGGCGGTGATGGTTAGCTCGTTCGGCCCGCCGATCTTGTCGATGTATTCGGCGGCCTGGCGCAGCACCCACTCGCGATCGCGACCGCAGACTTCGACCTTGCCGTCCTTCTTGATCTCGACGCCGATCACGCCGGCGGGCCCGGGCCGGCTGATGCCGAGAAGTCCGGGCAAGTAGAACGTCAGCCGGAAGTCCGGCATTTCCTCGGGCGCGCGTGCGGATGACTGCTGCCGAGCGGTCTTGCGATAGCCTTGCACGTGACGGCCGAAGGCAACGGTCCAGCGGCGGCTCATCGCCTCTAACCGCCCCCGGCCCTGAAGCGGCGGGCGATTTCCTTGAATAGCCGGCGACCTGCGGCGAAGAAGCTGCGCTTCGTATGGACCTGCGGGTGTGCGTGCGATGCCGGCTTCGGCTCGACGCGCATCCGGTGCCGCGCTTCATAGGTCAGCCTGCGCCGGAGCCGGCGCGATAATCCGCGCGGCGATCGCAGCAAGGTCGGAGACGGTTGCCACCTCGGCTTCGGCAGCTCGAGCACGATTGCAGCCACACAAGCCGCGCGCCAGGCATTGCGCCGGGCGGCGCGATAGGTTTCGGCCGGGCGAGCGGTCCCGCGCGTGCGCGCTTGCTGCCCCGGCCACGGCCGCC